TGGTGCTGATGGTGAGCCGATCCCGCAGTGGGAGGCGTATTACGACGCGATCCACACGTTGACCTCGAAGGATGCCCGGGTGGGGCAACTTGAAGGTGCGGACGTGTCGAACTTTGAGACGGCGTTCAACTTGTATGGGCGGCAGGCGGCGACGCTGACTGGTTTCCCTGCCCGCTACTTTGGTTTGCACACTTCCAACCCTCCGGCTGAGGGCGCCATGCGTGCCGATGAGGCGCAGTTGGTGGAGTCGGTGGACGGCCAGAACGAGGAGGTTGGCACCACGCTTGGGTGGGCTGGCGCTTTGGCGTTGCGGTTCTCCACTGGGCAGTGGGTTGAGGGTAACCGGGTGCGCGTTGATTGGCATGACCCGGGGACTCCAACGCAGGCGCAGCGGATGGATGCTTTGGTGAAGGCCCGCCAGGTTGGCGTGTTGTCCCGTGAGGGTTTCTGGGATGAATTGGGCTGGTCTGAGGCCAGGAAGGCCAAGGAGCGGGCTTACTTCCGTGCTGAGCGGGTGGATGAGGCTGACCCGTATGTGTTCGACTCCGGCCCTGCCGCTGAAGAGGCTCCGGTCGCGGCGGCGTCCGCCGAGGATGCTGATGAGTTGAAGAAGCGTTCCGAGGCTATGGGTGTGCTGATCCGTTCCGGTGTGACGCCCGAGGATGCCGCTCGTGAGGCTGGGATCACTGGGGTGAAGTTCCGTCCGGGTGTGCGCCCGATCACCCTTCGTGGCGACGACGAGTAGTCCATGGCTTCGCCGCCCGCTGAGCGGTACGCCCGCTTACAGACCGAGGAGATAGCCGCCGCCACAGCCGCCGCCGAAAGGCTGTGGTCCCGCATGACTGTGGCTGACATTGACGGCTCGTGGGAGGACGTGGCCCCGCAGTTGAATCGGGTTGCGACCACGGGCCAGAACCGTGTCGGCTCTCGCGTCGATGGCAACTTCGAGGAGATCCTGATCGCGACCGGCAACCGTGCCGCGGCGACACCAGTGGCGCGGGTGAACCCGGAGGCGATGACCGGGTGGGCTGGTGACGGTCGCCCGGTGCACACGTTGCTCAACCATGCACCGGCACGGGCTAAGGCGTTGATCGCGGCAGGCTTCCCGGCGTTCGAGGCGATGCGTAGGTCTGGGACGTTCGTCGCTAAGGCTGTCGCCACGGTGGTGGGTGACACGGCTCGGCACTCCGAGTCGTTGAGTATGGCTGTGAGGCCACGGGTTACGACATACGTTCGCATGATCGAACCTGGGGCGTGTTCACGGTGTGCGATCCTCGCCGGCCGTGAGTATCGGGGCAACCAGGGATTCGAGCGGCACCCGGCTTGCCGCTGTACGCACATACCGGCGGTTGAGGCCATCGAGGGTGACCCGCTGCTGGACCCGAAGGCATACTTCGATTCACTGTCTGTTGAGGACCAGGACCGGATCTTCACTACCGCTGGCGCTGAGGCTATCCGCGCCGGTGCCGACCCTGCGCAGGTGGTCAACGTGCGTCGGGGAATGTCCACTGCGCAGCCCCACGAGGCCCGCGGCTGGCGGGCCAGGGGAAGGCAAGCCCCGGAGGCCGACGGGCTGTATACGACCACTGAGGGCGCCACGAGCCGCGGGCGAGCCTACGAGCACCTGGCTACTGACTGGGACCGTGAGCGCGTACAGGAAGTGTGGCACTTCGCTTCCACGCCTCGGCTGATGCCCGAATCCATTGTCGAGATGGCAACGAACCGTGACGAGTTGATCGAACTCCTCACGGCCAACGGCTACATCCTTTGACCCCCCGCCCACGCGACGTGGCCGGGTTTCACCTCCAGCGATTGGGGAGCAGTAACGATGCCTGACAGCACCGACGAGCAAGTTGAGCCGCAGGAGCCCGCGACGGGTACCGAGCAGGTCAACGGTGAGGCCCAGGACGAGTCCCTGGGAGAGTCCGGGAAGAAGGCTCTGACTTCAGAGCGCGAAGCCCGCAAAGAGGCCGAGAGGGAACTGCGTGCCGCGCAGTCTCGCCTAAAGGAGATTGAGGACGCCCAACTGAGCGACCTTGAGAAGGCCCAGAACGAGGCGAAGGAGTGGAGGAGCAAGGCGGAGGCCGCGACGGCCGAAACCCTGCGCTACCGCATCGCCGCCAAGTACAGCATCTCCGAGGAGGACGCTCAGACGTTCCTCACCGGAACTGATGAGGAAACCCTCACCAGGCAAGCCGAACGTCTCCATGCGCTTGCCAGGCCGTCAGGCTCACCCGCCCCGGACCCCTCGCAAGGGGCTAGGGGCACTCCCACGAAAACAACTCCGGCTCAGCAGTTCGCTGACGCGTTCGCTGGCCGCATCTAACCCCAAGGAGGGGAAACCGATGGTTGACATCAACCGCGGCACCACCGGTGTCGAACTTCCCGCCGAGGTCTCCCAGGAGATCTGGCAGAAGGTCCAGGACGCTTCGGTCGTCATGGGCCTTGCCCGCCGTGTGCCCCTGTCGGGCGCTGGCGTCGTGTACCAGGAGATCCTGTCGGACTCCACGCCCGAGTTCGTCGGTGAGACCGAGCGTAAGCCCGTGTCGAACCCGACGATCGGCGCCAAGACGCTCAAGGCGCACAAGATCGCAGTCGTGCAGACGTACTCGGACGAGTTCCGGCGCGACCTGCCCGGCCTGTTCAACGCCCTCATCGGACGTCTCCCCGCCACCCTGGCGCGGACGTTCGACCTGGCGGCGCTGCATGGGACCGGTGCGCCGTCTGCGGACTTCGACAACCTGGCGAACGCGACTGAGGTGTCGATCCACAACGCGGTCGCTGGGTCCGAGGACGCCTACGCCGGGTTCCTCGCCGCGCTGGCCGCGGTGCCGGAGTTGAACGGGTGGGCACTCTCCCCGATGGGTGAAGTGGTTGCCCTGTCGAACCGTGACACCAACGGTGGGGCGATCCTCAACGCCAACGTGCTCACCAACGGCTCGATCGGGTCTGTGCTGGGCCGCCCGGTGTTCCGTTCCTCGAACGCGCAGGACGGGGACGTCGTCGGCATCGCCGGTGACTGGACCAAGGCCGTCTGGGGTCAGGTCGAGGGCGTGTCGATCGACATCTCCGACAACCCGGTCTACGACAGCAAGGGCGACCTCGTGACTGCCGGCTGGCAGGACAACATGATCGGCGTCCGTGCTGAGATTCACGTTGGTTTCATCGCTGACGAGGACTCGTTCGTGCGCCTGTCGAACGCTGCACCCTCCGGTGGTGGCGACGGATGAGCGACCGCGTTGTGATGACTGCGCCCACTGGGCGTGGCACGGCGAAGGTCGCCAAGCGTCGTGTGGAGGACTTCAAGGCGAACGGGTGGCGTGAGGCGCCTGCCCCGAAGCCTGCGCCCAAGCGGCGTAAGAAGACCGACGACGCGGACGCTGAGTAGGAAGGTGGGGCGGTCATGGCGCTAGTGAATCTTGACGATGTTGCTTCGCGGCTTGGCCGCCCCATCTCCGACCCCGACGAGGTGGACCAGGTAATCGCCTGGACCGGGGACGTGGAAGCGATTATCCGCGCCCGCATCCCCGACATTGACCAGCGCATCGTGGAAGGTGAGCCGTCCGCTGAGGTGGTCACGATGGTGGCCGCGAACGCGGTGGTGCGGAAGGTCAATAACCCGACGGGTAAGCAGAACGAACGCATTGACGACTATTCCTATGGGCTTACGGAAGATGCGGCCCGGGGCGAGTTGTTCCTCACTGACGATGAGTGGGCGCTACTGATGCCTGATAGCGGGCTGGGGGCGTTCTCGGTGCGGCCTAGTTATGAGCCGGATAGGCACCCATGGTCGGGTCTGTAGTCCTGGCCGGCCGGGCAGCCGCCGAGCGGCTGATGGTTGACCGGTGTGTGATCCGCCGGCCTACTGGTGAGTATGTGACGGACCCGGACACTCACGAGGTGTTTCCGGAGTTCGATGTGATCTACGTCGGTAAGTGCAAGATCGCCACGTATGAGGCGTTTGAGCAGGAGCGGGAGTCCGCTGGGCTGACGCAGATCATCAACCGAGTCCGGGTCGACTTCCCAGTCGGGTCGGCACACTTCATGCCGAACGACATCGTGACCATGTTGGAGAGCGACGACCCGCTGTTGGTGGGTCGTCACCTGCGG